GTCTTTAGAATCAATATATAATCCTTGATAGCGCCAAAATATTTTATCTCCTTTTGCCAAAATCTTTTCAGCAATTCGATTTTTGATTATTTCGACTGCATTATTGTGGGGTCTCCAATCGTTGAGCAATTCATCTGGATAGTCGTCGAGGATAAACTTCTTGTCTGTTACCTTATATCCCCTGCGAATAATTTCATCTTTTATTTCGACATGTCGCTTGTGCAGGTATAAAATCTTATCAGTCCAAAATAAAATATGTCCTTTCCCAAGCGTAAATTCGTTGGGTACTTTTGATTTCATTTTGAATTTATTTTTTCTCAACATGCCATCCACAATAAGCAATTCAGATTGCTCTGCGATTAAATGCTGATCTAATAGCATATTAGGCTCAATGCCAGCATTGCATCTCATGGAATAAAATAAAGAGGCTTGGTTTGATAACTGTGGACTTCGATGAATTCATTATCTTTAATTTCGTATACTACTCTAGGGTTGATGCTCTGACTACATCTATTTGTAGCTGTTGAAGAAAAATCCCCAGTCTCTGGATCCATGAATAGAGTATTATCCGAACGTGTAACAAAAAGCTGATTGGTTAAAATATTATACATCCAACAAGCCCACGTTCCTTTAAATTTTTCAAAACATTGAAAGCCATGGATATGCAATTGAAACGGGATTACACTACTATCTATTTCATATGTATGATTGTCTCGAATGTGTTCGGGAATAAGCTCTTTGTGGTTTGTTAGGATGCCGTTGTGAGCAACCAACCAATTCCGATATTCAAAAGGATGGCATCTTATTGGTGTAAATGTATGACCAATCCCAGTAGGCGCTCGCAGATGACCAAGATAAAGAGATGCATCATTCGCATTGAATCTGATATCCATGTCATCACTTTTGTATATAGTGTGTTTATTATTTCTCCGAAATACTCCGCCAAAACTACTAAACCCTCTAACGGTATTTGCGTCGTATAATTCATTGAATCTTTCCAATTTAGTTGATTTAAAAATTCCGCACATATGATTAACTATACTTTGCTAAAAACCTCTTTTCACTATTTTTCCATCTTTCATTATCTGTAGAACTCAGTCCGCCTGATGCGTGTGTGACATGGATAGGAACTGTTGACATTTTCAACCCTGCTTTATTTGCGCGAAGACAAAAATCAATATCATAATGATGGAAATCGAATTGAGGATCAAAAAGCACACCATTATCCATAAGTGCCTTTCTATTAGCAGCTAAAAACAGCCCATCCATAACGATGCATCTAGATGGGGAAGGTCCAAAAGATGTTGCGAAAGATTGGTTTGTATTTGGAATATAATGATTCACAAATCCCATCCATTGTTCTCTAGGTGACATTAAATGCCAAAGTGCCGGTGATTTGATTTCTGTATTAGAACTACCAGCAAGACCCAAGATGTCGTAATTTTCAAATCCTTCTTTCAATTTTTCAAACCAAAAAATATCTTCAATTACGACATCATCATGAACACACACTACATAATCATGCTCACATTCCAAAATTGCATGGTTGTAAATTTCGGATAGGCCTTGCTTATTGTTATAAGCAACATATGTCTGGTCCGAGACTTTAGCCTTTCTCAAGAACTTTCCAAGATGGGAATTACACCAAAAATCGTAATGGTGCATTTTTGTCGCTGTGATGAAATAAATATCAGTACTTTTCATAATTCTCATTGAATGCCGTATTTCTCATAGTCAATGGAAATTGCATATTCCATGGAATCTTTTAACCCGGCATTAATAAATCCTTGTAATCTATTGGCGCATGCGACACATTCGCCGCATGAAAGTGTTTTAACACCCGGAATATAAACCGGGTCGTAGCATGTCCATGTCAGTTCGAATGGTACGTTTAATTCTGCACCTCTTCTAATGATTTCTTCTTTATTCATCGTCATTAGAGGTGCTTTAATTTCAATGCTATTTTTACGATTAAGGCAAATAACTCTATTAATTGCTTCCAAAAACTCTGCAGAAGCGTCCCAATAACCCGACAGAGTATCTGCTTGTTGTGCTCCATAATATACTTCATTTGATTCTGTGCTTTCAGCGAAACCTACCGCAGTGCTCAGCATAATCATATTACGATTAGGCACGTAACTTAGTGGCTGCGGATCTCCAAGAACATCTTTTGCTTTTGGTATGTCATATTCTCCGTTGAGCAATGCAGATGTTTGCAAGTAGTCAAAAACATGCTTCAACGAAATTTCATGTAAAATTACTTTGTTGTTCGAAAGCGCCGCCAAATGATCTACTACTGCAGCTGCTCTGGCACATTCAATGGAATGCTTTTGGCCATAGAAGAAATTCAAACAATATAAAACTTCACCTTCTTCTAATTTTGAAGCGACGTCATACAACAGCACTGTGGAATCTAAGCCGCCGCTAAAGATAATAACCTTATTCATAAATAAATATAACATACGGAAATGATGGTTGCAACTAATAAATAAATATTGTATGGCAAACCTCAAACAAATTTTCCTAAACACATTACTCGAACAGGAAGCTCCTGAATCTGAAACCAATTATGATGCACAACAAGATGAGGCACCTCTTCGTGATCGTCTTGCAAAAAATGATGTGCCTGAAGATGCATTAGACGTAGAGCCTGGACCCCCTAACACTGGATACAAAGCCGAAGTTGCCGCAGCAGAGGATTGGATTCAAAATATTGATGAGTTTGTCAAATACCTAAATGATACTGCGACTGGATCTATTAACCGACAAGTCAACGTATTAGATAGAGATAATAGTGTGTTTAAGGGAATTGCATCACGTATTTCGGATAAGGTTGCGCGTGTTTCAAGCGACTTAGCTGAACTTAAAGAAATTATTGCTGGGTTTGTTATCGCATCGGATCGCAAGGCTAAGAACATTAGAATGGCTGATTCTTTTGAAAGTGAATTAACTCCGTCTGAAATCGTGATTGAGAGATTATCACGTTGCGGGTTTGAGTATAAATCGTCATCGCCAGCATCGCATAGAATGGTGCTTGAAACAGCAGACGGTGAGTTATTTGCTGAAATCAATCAAGAAGGTCTCGTCAATGGCGAGAGCATTGATGAGTACATGGAACGTCTTAATGCAGAATACAACATCACTGAACTAATCGATGATGCCGATGAAACCATTATCGGTGAAGATGTTATCATGGATGAAAAAATCGTCAAGCAAATTAAAGAAATCGATGTAAAATTGGCTACAAAGTGGGACTACGATTTATACATCAAACGCCGCGAGCTTTTGTCTAAGATGGAAACTAACTACATTGATGTCGCCAAAAGCTTAGTCGAGGGTGATTAATTTATTTGCATGTATGATGCTTTTGCAGCAATGCCGTTCTTAGCATGCTTTAGTAGAATTTGATAAGGAAATTCATTTATTTTCTTATCAATGCAAATATCATTGATATCTTTATATATAGATAACGCAGCCGGCCATACAAATACGGTTTCCCCTTTGTCTACTAATTCAATAAATTTATCAGTAACATCTTCATTGCGATCTTGATATGGATTGTCCAAAACCCATACAATTTTATAAAACGCCTTTAGTGTTTCTAATTGGCTCTCTTGTTTTGGAGTGCATGCAATTCCCGCAACTGCTACTCCATTTTTGACAAAGCATGCGTCTACAGGGCCTTCAAAAATAAAGCAATAGTCAATGTCGTTATTTACATTATTCAAATTGAATATGCTTTTGTCTGAATTGATTTTTGACAAATATTTTGGGCCATCGTCATTGTCATTTATTTTTCTAGATTGGTAAAAGCAGATTTTATTACCAATATCGTAAAATGGGATGATAATACGATCTCCGTGGTATTTGTCCTTGTGTGAAAAATAAATCGCCTTTGGTCTGTTTATGGCAGTATCTAATTTTCTCATTTTAAGATACTTAACTGCTTTCGTTACAGCAGGGTCACTTTTATAAAAATCGATTACATTATCATCTAGCAGATTGATTGCATCGGTGGGTAGGTCCGGAATTGTGTATGTCTGTGATGATGCCTCTAATTTCTTAAAAAATTTGCCACCGGTGCCCATATCAAATCCATAATTTTTCATGGCATCATTAACAATTTGAGACGGGCTTTGTCCTGTGACCTCTTTAATCCACCACAGCGCCGTCCATGAGTTTTGACAATTATGGCAAAACATTGAATTTGAACCTGGGTAATAGTAAAGCCTTTTTTTCTTTAACCAACTTTTACCTTCTCTGCATATTGGGCATGATGCGTTATATTTGTCCCCAACTCGCCGAGCTTTGCCTGCATGAAGGTAAAACTTCTCAAGCACATAATCAGCTGGTAAATTATTGTCAAATTCGCTCATCTCTCTAAGTATAAATAAGGACTATATGAATTATAACGAATTGGTTGCATATTATCAAGTGAAATTATTAGGTGAAAAGGATTATCGTGGGTACAATCCTGATAATTTCGACCGTAAACATCAGAACATCACTACAACCAAGGACAAAAATCAATTTCGTCCTTACAACAAGGTATCACAGACACTAACGACATCTGCCGACCAAATGCTAAAGAATATAGATAAATCTGCTCCTGGCTCGATTATGAAAGTAACAGACCCAATAGCACAAGAAATAATGACATTCTATAACGTACGGCCTACCGAAAAAGAACCCGAAAAGAGATTGAACTCTGCTAATGGGTTAATGCTCATTCTCATAAATGGTGCATACTCATTGAAAAAAGAATAAACTCAATTATGTATTGCCCAGAACCTCAACCATATAAATTTAATCTAGCAGCTGGTGCCGACGCCGACAAAGGACCAATACCTGCTTTTTTGGATTTGTTAGGAAAATGGCCTACGTCAATTCCTCTCAAGACTATGTGGTCTGTAGAACTGACAGTGCCTCGAGTGATGAATACATATTTGTCTGAGCCTTTATCAAATCCATCAATATCATATGGCGTGAAGGGGGCCGACGCTGCAAAATCATGGGATGTAGATGATCAGCGTCAAGAGATTGTGACAGCAACTACAAAAGAAATAAATGGGTGGTATTTGGGAAATATGTTGGCTACGGGTGTTGATTTTATATCTGACGGGATTACAACTAAAAGGGCTGCTGTAGAAAAATCTGCTGGTTACTTGGGTGGTATCCTTACTGAGGGTCGTAATGAATTAGATGCGTTGCGTATATCTTTTCTCGAGACTAATATATCATATGTGGATACTGCAATTCGCCCATGGATGATCAATGTTGCTGCCGATAGTTTGGTTGCTTATAATCGCCGCGACAATTTGAAATTGCGGAGCGATATTATATGCAGCTTATATGCACTAACTGGCCCGGGTAAAGCACCTATCAAAAGAAAGACGTATTATTTTTATAATGCTTTTCCTTCAAGTATAGCCGGCGAAAAATATGCATCTGTGGGGGATTCGTCTATAATATCAACCACTGTTAATTTTTCCTATTCTCATTATTCGATTATATCTGGGAAAACATTTAGTGGATCTTGAAACCCGTTCATAGTAATTAACTTTTAATGATATTGCGGTCGTTTAATAAGATTTGGATACCAAGTGCTGAGAAAGAATTATTCTTCGCTGAGATAACGCACGACCAAGAAAAAATTCTTGCAAAGGCTGCGAAGCAGACAACGCTAAATTCTTCGTCATTTTGTTTTGCTATTGACAAAATCATGCAAGAAAATTGCATGGAATCTTATAATGATTTTAATATCATTGATCGATTATATTATGCCATATACACCCGAGGGTATTGCTTCGATAAAGAGTTAAAGTATTCCGTTGAATGTGATTGTGGTGATACTATGTCTTTTAATTTGGAGATTGATGAGGTACTCAGCAAAATTAAATATGCAGACACACATCTTAGTATTGATTTTGGTAATGTATTGCGATATACTATCGGTTGGCCCCGGATTGTAAATGATCTTGAGTATAGAAGACTGTCAGACAAAAAAGGAACGCTAGATCACAATTTATGGAGATCGTCGTTCATAAAAGAGATGTCTATTGAAGGTAATAATGTCCCTTCACATTTTCTTACCGTTGAAAATAATTTCAAGTTGTTAACTGAGTTGGGTGTGTCTGTAACGTCTAATTTTTATAAGACTATTGATGCTTTTATTGAGAAGGAAACCTATAAAGAAATCGCGTATTCTTATCGATGTTTCAATTGTGGATCGTTGCTGTATCATCTCGATACATCTCTAGACTCATTGTTTAATTTTGTGATATCTATATACAATGCAAATCTCCAAGATTTATATACAAAGG